TTATAAATGCACAGAGCTAGTCAATCGTAAAAGCAATACTGAATTAAATTATGGTTTTGTTGGCGGAAGATATGACAGCTTAATAGATCAAGACAATGATATCTTTACAACTCTTGTAGATCAAGCGAAAGACGAGTGGTATTCAACAAGATACAGCGAAGTCTTAGAAGGTAATTACACAGGTTGGAAACCTGAATATTATAAAGGGCTTTCTAGATATGGATAAAGGATTGATCCCTAGTACAAAACGAATTGGACACTTGTTAGGTAAAGGGATCAAGACAAAAGGGTTTCTGATTTGTAAAGGAAACCCTACAAAAGAAATAACCCCGCGAGTAGCGGGGTTATTCTCGTACATAAACAGGGAATATAAAGCAGATCAATTAGCTTTATATGATCTTATAGTAGTACATAATATTTTTAATAGTTGTCATAAAATTAATCTACGATTAAGCTAAGTAAAAAGAAAGGAAACGAAATGATCATACAAGTAAGACAAGAAGGGAAAGAAGTTATTAGATTTCTTTTCGGTGTCTATGAATACGAAAACAATTACAGAGAAGGGATCAAGACTTTTGATCCTGCTGATGATCTAGAGTTAAGGTGTATCGGTATGGCTGATCTAAATTGTTTCGGTTATAAAAACCCAATGGAAGTTTTTGATAAGTGGCGCCTAAAGTTCCAAAGAGAAGAAGGAAAGAAACAGGGCGTCCCGCAGATCGTTAAGATCATGAATAAATCTGAATTTGATGACGAGTATCTTCATGAGATTATGAGCGAAGAAGATTGCTAGATTGCTTATCGGGGGGTAGTTTCCTTTCAGAAACGCACCTAAACAGCCCCCCTTTAAGCATTAGAAAGGTATAAGATGAAAATAGATCCAATAAGTATTGCAGAGATCGCGGATCTAGCGGGCTTAGATCGTAAGAAGGTCGCTAGTTTAAAGTATTGGGGGAAGTTACCTGATCCCGATAAAGTGATCAAAGCATGTCCCTTATGGGATAAAGATAAGATCGTAACTTTCTTAAACGAAGAAGGTTTTAAAGATCGCAGAAGAAAGGAAATATAAACAATGGGAAAAAGATCAGATCAAATAAAGCTAAGTAAGGCTTGGAATAAAGCAGTTGTAAAGAAACTGCCTGTATCTTACAAGAAAGACGGGATCGATTATGTTGATCACACGCAAGTTACTCAACGACTAATCGCGCTGATCCCTGATGTTCAGTTAAAAGCAGGATCATTTATTTATGATGATTACGAAGATCTAGAAGGTAGAAGGCGCAAGATCCTTACAGGTGTCGAATACACAGTAGAAGGAACTATTGACGGTCATTTTAGATCTGTAACTGAAGTAGGTATGTGCGATAAGCCTTTTGAAGTTGAAGGGCGTAAACCTGCTAACAATGGGGAAAGAGCTAAAGAGTGTATCTCGGACGCTGTAAAGCGTTGTGGTATGCGCTTAGGGATAGGAATAGAACTTTATGACAGTTCTGCTTGGCTATCTAGTTATTTAGAAGACGATAAACTGATCGCTAATAAAACTAAACAAAAGCCAAAACCTAAGCCGAAAGATCCTGTAGTCGAAAAAGTAAAAGTAGATCTAGAAAAAATTATTGATCAAAAGGATATGGATAAAGCTGTCAAGATCTTAGAAGACGGCGTAAGTTCTAGAAAGTAGTAAAGTAAAAGAAGTATAAGAATAAGCTAATCATATATTGTTGATTAAGTTATTTCTTATCTTTCATAAATGATCTAAGGGATCTTATTTAACCTTTGTTTAACAATTAAAGATCCCATAGATCAGAAAGGGGAATAAATGCAGATTGTATCAGAATTTTACTTTAGTATCATACCTGAGTGGTTGATCAGTTCTAATGTTTCAGACAACGCGTTGAGAGTTTATTCTGCTCTTTATAGATTTGCTGACAAAGAAAACGGAACTTGTTATCCTTCGATCGCTACGATTGGAAAGAAATGTAACAAGTCCCCTTCTTCTGTTAAGCGTGGATTAAAAGAACTTAGGCTGATTGGTGCTATCGAAGTTAAAGAAAGATATGTCGAAGAAAAAGGACAGACATCTAATCTTTATATATTGAAGTTAAATCCTGCGTTCAAAAATGAACTAGGGGGGCAGGTCATATCTGACACGGGGGGCAGTTCAGATGTGGACTACAAACCAAAGAAGAATAACCAAAGTCAATATATTGAGAAAGATAAAAAGAATAGATCTAAGATCTATCTAACTTTGTCCGAGCATTTATATACACCTAAAACAAAAACAGAAGTCGGCGGGTTTAACAAAGTAGCCAAGTCCTTAGATGAGATTGGCGCAACACCTGACGAAGTTTTAGAGAAGATAAATATTTACAAACAGAAATGGAAAGATATAACACTAACGCCATACGCCTTAGAAAAAAATTGGTCATTGTTAGAAACAATGAAAGATCCAAAGATTAAAAAAAGAGATTGTAAGATCGACGGTCATCAATGGATTGATCTAGATGTGATCTTCTTTTGTAATATCTGTAAAGAAGAGAAAAGTAAGTAAAATGAATTTAATGTTAGAAGATCTTAACTTTGGTTATATGTCGATAAAATTTTATATCGGTAAATTTCCTGCGCTTGTTGTTATGGATCCGCAAGAAATCCCACCAACAGAAGATAGTCAGGGCGGTTTTTTATTTGATTATGATAGTGATCGCTACTTTATTCAACTTAATAACTTAGATGAATTTGAAGTGATGTGCGTAAACATGAATAATGAAATCGGAATACTCTTACTGCCTGACGCAGAAGATCTATTAGCGTTTTTAGGATCCTTAGTTAACGGATTTAAGATCTACTTATGATCGTTTCTGTAGCAATTTTTGTGATAATTTTTGCAATTATCTTTAAAATGTACTCTAAAAGCCTATAAACATTGAAAAAAAAACTTGTAAAATCCTTTACATTACTTTAATCAGCGATTAAATTTATATATATAAGACATATTGAAAGGAAACGAAATGACTACTTATAAAATAACTACAGATCTAAATAATAAATTTAATGATAGATTTGAAGTACAACTTAACAACAGAGATGATATTGATGATCTTGCTACTAATGCAGATCAAGCTATTGAATATGCTGTAAATTATATTAACGATAGATACTTACAGTTCAATACTGAAACTATTGTAACCGCACACAATAGATCAGATGTTGACATCTTGGCTGTTATCAAAGTAAACAGCAGAACTAAAGAAGTATCTGTAAGAAATTTAACTAAGGCTGTCAACTAGACAGCCTTTAGAAAGGGGAATATAAAATGAAATCAAAAGAACAACAACTAAAAGAAATACAAGTGTTGCAAGCTCTCGCAAATAGAATTGAAGAAGATCACGCAGAGTGGAAAGGGGAAGAAGAATAATGATAGAAATACTAGGATCTTTATTGATATCGATCATGGCTACTAAGTTTGTTTGGGACTTTGGCTTGTGGATCGAAAAGAAAATAGATCGCTTTGAAGAAAGAAAACAATACAAGATAGATCAAAGATCTTGGATCAAGTTTAGAAATAATCTTGATCGTGTTTATAAAGGCAAGTTAGCGATCAAAGAAGGAAAGTTTGTTGATCCGCAGGAAGTAGAATTGTAATGGTACATTTACTAGAGCCTGATAGTCCTGATCCAAAGAAAAGAAAGTTATATGCTAATCCTAATCTAATGAGTTGGACAGTTATAGTTCAGGACGGCGTAACAGATTGTAAAGCTCAATTCGGATTTATTGGGGACGAGCCTATGTTATTAGCTTGGACTAATGCGGAATATCCTGTTCCGATACCATTAGAAACCATAGAAATAATGTTAATGACAGGTTGGTCAACAATGCCGATCGATAAAGTAAAAGGGGAAGAAGAATAATGAAAAACAATTATAAGAAAGATCTTATAGAGATCGCTAAGAAAAGAATAAAAAATCAAGTAGATAACAGAGAGTATGACAAAGCAATAGACATGCTTTATCAACTGAAAAGGGAAGATAGATAATGGTTATGAAATATGTATTTACGATCATGCACGAAAAGACAATAGTTGCAGGATCAATGGATAAAGCACTAGAGATCCTACAAGAAAAGACAAAGTTAGAAAATGGATCACAATTTAAACTAGAAAGGGTTGAGAGTTTTAGCGATGAAAGCTGATAAAGATAGGATCTATGATGTTCTTAAAAGAAACGAAGGGACTTTTGTTTGTAGCTCAATATTCTTTAGAGAACTATTTGTGAAGGATTACGCGCAGAGAATATCAGATCTAAGGGCTAAAGGTCATGAGATTGAAGGTATCAAGTGCGATCAACATGATCATAAATTGTTTATGTATAAACTAACTAAGAAAGACTATACTGAAAGAGATCAACTTAGTTTAATTGCCCTCTAAGGTTTTAACCCCTTTAAACCTTAGTAACTAAACGGATTTACCGCCTGACAGGCAACTGCTAGGCGGTTTTTCCGTATAATGCTAGTATGATTAAGAGCGCATGAGTAATAATAATAAACCTTACAAGCTACTAGATGAAGGCGTAAGATCTAGGCTACTTGACGCGGTTAAAATGGGATCTTTCATTGAACACGCCTGCGCTTATGCAGGGATTTCTTCTAGATCTTATAGAAAATGGCGGGAATATGCAGAACAAAACATCGAGCCTTATAAATCTTTATTTGAAGATCTAGCGATCGCAGAAAGCGAAAGCATACTTAGAAAGCTAAGTAGGATAGAAAAAGCAGGACAAGAAGGCGCATGGACAGCAGACGCATGGTTTTTAGAGAGAAAACACCCTGATAAGTTTGGAAAACGGGATAAAGTAGAAATTTCGGGGGAAATAAATAAACCTAAAGTAATAGATCTAAATTGGTCTGACGGATCCTTAATAGATAGAGATCCTGAAGAAATAGAAGAAGAGTACGACGATTACGATACAGAGTTTGAAGAAGTTAAAGAAGAAGAGTAATGTTTACTGATGATCCACTCTTAGATGACTTAGATAATGAGATAGAAACTACTTATTGTGAAGAGTGTCTTCAGCCTTTTTGGGACGATCAAGATCTAGGATTATGTAAAAGATGTTTGAGAAATTCCGAAAATTCCGACTATAAAAAAGGAAAATAAATGGAAGAAATAGATAAAGAAATAATAGAAACACAACTTAAAGAAGTTAAAGGATCATTAGAGATACTTGCTAAATGGTTAAATAAAGAAAAAACAGAACTTATTAGAAAAGATTTAATAGATGAGTTTTTTCGATATCACAGAGATAATTACACTAGAAATCTTAACAAAAAAATTAAAGAAATGTTAGAAATCTAAATGGAAACAGAGCTACACGATCAAGATGTTAAGGAACATTATGTAGTAAATATGCCTAAATTATATGATCATCAGATCCAAGTAGCTAAATCTAATGCAAGATATAAAGTCGTCTGCGGTGGTCGTAGAGTAGGAAAAACAAGATTAGGCGTATGGTTATGCTTAGAAAAGGCTTGGCGTGGTGGTCGTGCTTTTTGGATTGCACCTACTTACGCTATGGGTTTAGAAGGTTGGAAGGATCTGAAGAACATTGGTATCGAATATGGCGTAGAAGTAAGAGAGAGTGAAAAGACGATCATAACAACTACGGGCGGATCAGTATCTATTAGATCTGCTGATAATCCTGATCGTATGCGTGGATCAGGCTTAGACTTCGCTGTATTAGACGAATACGCTTTTATGAAACCTAATGTATGGGCAGAGATCGTGCGT